ATCAGCGTTATATCTTAGACCACAAGCTAATCCTGTGTCTCCAGTATACCTAGACTTAAGTACACGAACCTTGGTAAGGTTAGCTTCTTCGGGATTAGTTGCCTGTTGATTTCTCTCTAGTGCAATTACACAATCCGATAGTTGTGCTATACCTTGTGAGCCTTTGAGGTGGGATAGGGACACTTCAATACCTTGCTCATGTCCTTTATCTCCTGCTGCTCTTCTTAAGTGGGATACTAATATCATACCTACACCAGTCTCTTCAACTAAGCTACGTAATCTATTCATCAACATATCAATACCTCGTCTTTCATCTCCTTCGTGGAGAACATTGACGAGCATATGTAAGTGGTCAACGATTACCCATTTACATTCACATCCTACAATAATATATCTAAGCTTGGCAAAGATATCATCAATGTCAGTAGCACCTAAGTGAGAGTGAATGAACACCCTGCCTGAAGGGATAGCCTTATCAAACAAACCCATAAGGTCATCGTCTGAATAATTCTTACGCTTCTCTGATAAATATATCCTATCGTTAGCTTCGATAGATAGTATACCATCAGCAGTTCTCAACCAGTTCTCTTCAAGTGCTACAATACCTACATTATCTTCCGTGTTCTTAATAAGCCAGTGTTCTAGTTCTCTTGTCACACTAGACTTACCGAGACCTGTGCCACCTGTAAGGGTAACAAGTTCTCCTTTACGCATACCATATAACTTCTTGTTAAGTCCGTCCCATGGATATGCAATACTCTCCTTCTCTTCTCTATGTAACCAGTCAGCCTTTTGGGATGACAGTTCCATGATACCTGAAGGAGTATACGTTTTAGAATTCCACCAAGCTTGGGTAAACTCTTGGAACTTCTTCTGCTTAAGCATTTCGTTTGCATCTTTGAACCCATTAGGGAACGACATGATTCTAGTTTTGTTAGGCTTTAGTATCTTAGCTACAGCTTTAGCTGCATCTTTACCTGCCTTGTCATTATCAAAACATAGAACTACATTGTCAAATGATTCTACAAACTCAATGCTCTCTCGTATATCTTTAACAGCAGCCGAAGCTCCACGCTTTAAAGATACTACCGACCACTTACCTTGGAAGAGTTCATGTACTGCCATAGCATCACACTCTCCTTCGGTAATGGTCAGGTACTTACCACCTGTATTTCCATACAGTTGTTCTCCAAATAAACCTGTGTCCTCGAATGTTCCATTACATGTGAAGCCTTTGTTAGATACAAACCTTGTCTTAGTACCAACAACTTCACTACCATTAAAGTATGGGTAAATATGTTGGGCAACATTATTGTTTCTATCCTTGACTATCTTAACACCGAACTTGGTTGCTGTGTTTTCAGAGATACCTCTGTCAGTTAAAGCACCATAAGCACCAGTGTATGATGTAAGAAATGTGTTATCGGGTTTGGGTTTACTTGTCATTTCAATTACCTTTCCTGTTGATTCGTTGTCATAGTCTGTAAAGAATGTATTACAACTAAAGCATTTAGCAGAACCATTCTCATTCAGAGAGACAGCATCACTGCTACTACATTTAGGGCAAGGTAATTTGTGTTTAATAAATTGTGTTCGTTCTTGTTGCATTCTATCTCCATTAGAATGGCTAGGCTTTTACACCTAGCCGAGTTATATTTATTCAGACTCGTCAGATACCTCTGCTTCGTCTTCCTGTTCTACGACAGCTTCAGGACTTTCTTTCAGCACAGCTTCAAGATTATTCTGATGTCCTTGTGAAGCATAGTTCAAAGCTTCGACTAGTACATTCAACGTGCCTATCTTACTGATAGACACATTAGCACCTGCTCTTCTTTGTTCATCTTCAATCTTTGAAACATCATAGACTGATTCACCGTCATCGTTTTTAATAGTGATAATCATATTAAAATTCCTCGTCATCATCAAAAAATTCAGAGCCGTCCTGAGCCTTGTACTCCACCAAGTCTACAATCTGAACAGCTTGTAAGTCAAGACCTTTCCCTGCCTTACCTGCATATTCCCAATCGTATTCATTGTACTGTACTCTAATCTTAGAGCCATTACCTACAGCAAGATTAACTTCCTGTTTGTTTTGGTCTAGTAATCTAGGTGCAACCCTGACCATTCCATTTGGTCCATTGACTTTACGTTTGATTACTATAGCAGAACCTTCATCCATCTGCTTAATGGTATGTCCACGAGTTGCAAAGTCATTTGCAGTCTCTTCATCAACAACTAAGTTGACTGTGTACATTGGTTCAAATGTGGTATTAGGCTCTTTAATACTTGCCCAATACGCAGTTCCTTCTACTATCATATTTACCTCCTACGGTTTAGTTAATAGTTCGTTAAAAATAGGGAGAGTTTTGAGCTGACTACTCTCGAAGTCATGGACTGAAGCCAAACCAAATAGTTTAGTATTTGGAGATAGAGGGCTTAAAGTTCTTTGGTTACTCGTCATCATGTTGCACATTGTATCAGAGTTGCTCATCAATGTCAAGCATTATATCATCCATTGTGTAAATACTTTCATCACAAAGTTTAACATAAAAGTCTTTGCCCTGCCAACGTACCTCATATGCTATCTTGTTTTCATATAGTTCTTCAAGATGTTTGCTTAACCAATCTTCAAAGTATCTGAATTGTTCTCTGTTTAGTTTTGTAAATCCTTCGTTCATTATATCTCCGTACTGTTTGCTATTTCTTTTAACATATTCCAACATCTTTCATCTTGTTTATTTTTTGTATCTACATTTAAAACAAACAAAGCAATTAACAATGCTATTATTATTCCTATATAGTTTATATCTTTTATATTAAATTTCATTTTGTATCTTATCCTTTTTTCTTTTATCATTATATTTAGTAACAACTTTACCACTATTATATCCTGTAGTTTCTGTTGTCCACTTACCCTCTTTAAATCTAACCTCTATAAAATTAATAGAGCTATCAATTTTTTCTTGTTCTAATATTTTCTTTTGTTTATTTACGATATCAGTGTGTTGAGTCATGAGCTAAATCCTCTATTGTTTTGAAAGCATCAGACAATACAGACTCATCTATATTATCTTTTAAGTTTCTCAAATAATCAATGTCCATATCTTTTACATCCCACACTTTACCATCTAAAGTTCTTGTGATTGTCTTGATATCCTCAACCATGTCTATACCTATCATACTATCAACAGCAGAATATACAGAGCTACACCAAGTCTTAAGACTATCTGCTTCTCCATTAATTACTACATCTATTACGTATTCATCCATTACCTGATACCTCCATCAGTTCTTTGTATGTTGTTATGTTTGGATATTTTTTTAAGTATTTCATTATCCACTTGTCTGTCATGTATGACATATGTAATTGCCCTTGACCAAAAGCATGTGTCTGTTCAGGAAGTAATCCCTCAACATTATCTATTGTAATAGTCTGTGCTTGTTCAACAGGCAATAAACTTTCTAGCCATTCAATTTGAATAGGCTTGATTCGTTTTCTAAGTTTCTTAATTTGTTTTGCGTTCATATTATTTCCATGCTACGAACTCCATGTAAGGAGTTTCTTTGTGTCCTTCAGGCAACCATTCTACCATATCTTCAACCATTTGTAAATCTAAATTTGTACCTGTTGTTTCTCCTTCATCATCATGAGACAGTAGTAAAGCCTTACCTCCATAGTTTGCACCAAGCTCTGTCATTCTAAAATATCTTTGGTTGTTTTTTAGTAAGCCTTCATCATCTATATACATATCTTGTGTTCCATAAAAAAGAACACAATCAAAACTTCTACAGCCTATAAGGTCATAGATTTCTCTGTAGTCTCCTGTATATACTACTTCTTTTATTGTTGTATCAAACGGGTTTATTAGTATTCCTTTCATTACGCTACCTCCACTTCTGATGCTGAATAAGCATACACTTGTATGTCATCACAGAAATCAGGTCTTTCAGCATCCTCTGCTATGTTAAAAGCTTCTTCTTTAGAATCTGCTTCTACTGTTACTGTGTAATATTTTTTTACTTCGACTCCTACATCATATGTTTTCTTCATTTCGCTACCTCCAAGGTATGTTGGTTATAAT